CCTGGGGGCCTTTTTTTAGGCCCCCAGTTGGTAAGTCGGATTTTTCTTTCGAAGTTTTTTCCGACTACGTCAAGTTAGTTATACGCTCTAAAGCCCATTGAGCCAAGTGGCGAAGCTATTGACGGCGTATCCGTCGTGATGCGTAGGATTTTGTGCTATTCTTAGGTGCAGAGTCTCCTTGCGGTTGTGACCCATAGATACATGGGTAATTTAGGTTAGGGGATTTTGCCCTCATTATTCCTAAATTCGGATTGCTCTTGGAGTGGCCCTTTAAGGGAGCTCCTTGCGCGCTGAAGCGCTGCCTCTTTGAGGCTGGTGTGCTAGCACATCAGTGCCGACCTGATCTGTCGGCAAACGCGCTCCTTTTTGGAGCGCACCCTTTGTAACATGTGGTAAGGGGGAGTTTCTATTTCTTCCCAGACTGTCTTCATGTGTTTCGTTAATCTGTTACAGTCCCCTACGGTTTGCAGCAACCATTAATGCTGCACTCGTTTTAGGACGAGTTTGATTACTACTGTAATATTAATCTATTTATTAGAAGTTATTAAATCCTTATTATTTACTTAGAAGTTATTGTTGTTTTGATTTTATTATTATACCATTTGATTATTATTATAGTACACATATACCACACGCTGGACTATACATGAACATTAATGAACATTATTGACTCTTATTGTACATGCCCATTTTAATTTATTAAAATTGGGAGTCCTGGCGTGTAGGGAGGCATCGCCTACCTCTTTGACACGGTAACACTACTGTGGTATTTGTCCTTAGACTGCTAACTCTATTGCAGAGTCCTAGTTGTATCGTACACCCATGTGTGCGTTGACGTACTCTTTGGACCCCAGTAGTGCGTGTTTAAATGTTTAAAGGTGCACTGCTAAACCCTTTGATCTCCAGCCCCACGACAATTATCACAAAATGATAAACTCCGAATCTCGGTTCGGTCGATCGTGTCGTCGGTTAAGAGACAAAGCCATTTATGGCGCTAACACACTTTTGATATTTTTCTTGAGTGTGTTCTTTTCCGTTTTTGATTTGTTGGGTGAGTTTTATCTCACTCACGTTCACAAACTTGTTGAGCTTTATTTGTCGGACAATAGGTCTGATAATGAGCTCTTTTGGCATAAATTGAGGAGAATTTTCTTCTTCGACAAATGCCTTTTGTTAGTTAGAGCTGTTTGCTTCGGTTTGCTTATATTTGGACGTTCGCTCGGATATTTTCTTTTTAAAGATATGTATGTCCGTGTTTATTTGTCCATTGCGAACTTTTTGATTTGGCAGCTCTGTTTGTTTTTGATACCCACAGATGTTGGTGTTTCTGGTTATATAGTCTATACTTTATGTTTTACAATTATTATGGGATCGTTTACGATTTTCATTTGTAAGGCTTATGAGTTGTTTGCTTTGGATTTATCTCCGACTCCTACAACTTTGGATAAACTTAAACCTTTGACCAACATCCTTCTCGTGCTTGAGCAGATTTATAACATGTCCTCCCCTTCTGATGCACTTCGTGTGCTCATGAGGGTTTGGTCAAGTTTTAGAAAAGAAGAGTATGACATTGTCTTGTCCTCTCTTTCTTTTATGCTCGAGGTTCCAGAAAAAGCATTGCATCAACTCACATTGAGAAACATTGAGTATCCCCATGTGAATGATCCTTCGCAGGCCTTTGTACCTACGGCTGATTTTGGGAATATTCTCAAGGAAGTGCGAACTGTCTTTGAGGATGGGAAGTTGATCAAAAATTCTCGCGTTGTGAAAGGACTTAAACGTCTCGGAGCCACTCTCTTGTGTACCACTTTGGGTGCACAGATAGGTTTAAAGGTTTCTACAAAATCTTTAGATCAAGATTGGGTTCGTAAAATACAGCGAGAACATGATCTTACTTCGTGGGATGATTACCTGTTTTTCCTAGGTGATTTAGCCATTACTTTCTGCGAATTTGGATATGCCCTATATTTGGGTGATTCCCTTAAGAGCGCCATTATGGCGCGAGAACCTTCTTTTAGGTTCTTCGATAAGTGGGATGATTTAAAATCGCGTTTAGATGCTGCTGCCATGGGTGAAATTGTCAACTTGAAGGCTTTTTGTGATGAAGCTGAATTGCTTCTTCAAGAGTCTCGAAGCCTTCCAAAGAGTGACATGACTCCGCTCATAAGATCTGTGCAAACTGAACTCTCACGTAGAGTTATGAGGTTGCGCATTGAATTGGCATCTAGTGGCGTCAGAAAGTTGCCTTTTGGAGTTTTACTCCATGGCACTTCTGGGATAGGAAAGTCTACTATTATCGATCACATTTTTGATATGTATTATATACATTCTACAGATCAGGGTTTTAACCAAGGTCTAACATGGGATCGTAAGACTGATAAATATACCAGGAGTAATGAGTCCTATTGGAATGGTTATAATTTCCAGTGGGCTCTTATCTTTGATGACATCGCTTGGGAAAGTCGCAAACGTATCTCTTCAATGCAGCAAACTTCATTGGATGAAGTTATTCAGGTTATGAACAACGTTTCATTATCTACTGAGCAAGCTGCCATTGAAGACAAAGGAACTAAACCCCTCATGGCTCGATGTGTTGTGGCTACTACTAACACAATACATCTTAATGCTCACCTTATTGCTGAGCATCCTGGAGCCGTTCTCAGGAGATTTCCTGTAGTTATCACTCCGACTGTTAAACCTGAGTATCGTCGAAAAGATTCTCATATGTTGGATTCCTCACAAGGTATGGTTCTGGACGCCTGGACTTTTCAAGTTCAGGAGTGTTCAGCGACTCCTTTAGGGGGTGCTAAGTACAAGGATATTGGGGAAGCTATGTCTTTAGATGAGCTTTCAGACTATTTGAGGGGTAAAGTTCTTGATCATGAGAGAACACAAGAGCAGTTTATGCAATACCAGTCCTCATGTGCCACAAAGTGTGTACACCAGAGGGTTGCAAAACTTTGCGGAGAATGTAAAGATCTTTCCAACTCTTTCATTCCGACTGCAGCTCGTGACATCAAATTTGGTGTCACTGAATGGCTCGAATCTTCTATATGGTTTTTATTAACCAAATTATTTGGGGTTGATAAGTTGCTCTATTTTGGGTTTTCTCATAGGTCTCTCCTACATCGATATTATTCCTTTATCAGCAACAACAAATATGTTGTAGCAGCAGCAACTATTGCATCTGCAATTGCTGCATACAAAATTTTTTCCGCTACTAGTGGTGTTCCTACTGGTAGTTTCCTCGGAAAACCTGAGGAGAAAAAGCAGGAAAATATTTGGTATAGGGATTTATCGACTAGAGTAGATTTGGTTGGGCCTTGTGTTCACACTGCCCTTGATGATTTTGAAAAGATCTTGTCGCGGCGTTCACTATTTCACCTTAGAGTGACTTTGCCCGAGGGCACGATGACAGTTCGTGCTTTGGGCATTAAGGGACAGTGGATTGCCGCACCTGATCACCTTTTTCCCAGAAAGTGCACCACGCACAAAGTGGAATTGTGGGTAGGTCATCAAGATCAAGGTATACGTGATCATATTTCTTTTACCATTCCGGAACAGAATATTGTCAGAACTGGTCGGGACGTTGTTTTTATAACACACCCTTCAATCAACCATGTTCGTGATATTACCAAGTTCTTTTTGGATGGTGATGTTGGACCAAATCGTGGGAGAATTTTGATGTTGAATGAGGAAGATACTGGCATTAGGGTTGTTCCTTTCAACCATATGTCGAAATGTTCCACATTTGCCCCTAGTTCTATCAACTATGGTTATCGATCATGGGGATATCAATACTGGTGTGAGTACACCTACAATCTTTCTGGTGAAGATCTTTGGGAAGGTTCGTGTGGCAGTCCTGTCATTATAGAGCATCCCAATGGCAATTTTATTGCTGGCATTCATACTAGCATGTTTGCTGATAGATCCAAAGAGATTGGAGGTTTTTCCAGGATTTTCAAATCTGATGTTGATTCTCTTCCGGGATTTATTAGTGCTGGAAATTTTGAATACTCTACCGAAAATACTGGATTGGGTGAGCTTATTGATTTGCATAAAAAGAGTCCGTTTCACCATAACACTTTGAGTGGTCATGGTATTCCAATAGGCTCTTTTAATGGCAGAAGGAAGTCTCCCACTTCTCGTACTGTGAAATCGGTTATTTACTCTGAAATGAAAGCCATTTTTGGGGATGTTCCAAATTATGGAGCTCCTGTTATGAAGGCTTTCTTAAACGATAGTGGTGAGTGGATAGATCCGATTTTGAAGGGTGTTGCTGCGCGTATTCGTGCTCCCACACGCTATGATTTGCCCAAAATGCATCTTGCTCGAAACGCTGTCTATGAGCGTATCAAGAAGTACATTAATTTGGACAATGTTTTTCCTGTTGACATCGATGTTGCTTTAAATGGTAAAGATGGTTTACCTTTTGTTAACAAGATAGATCGTTCTACTTCCGGTGGATTTCGTTTCCCAGGTAAAAAGATTCAATACTTAGAACAGTTGAACGGAACTTACGTTCCTTGTGAGAATGTGTTGAATTATGTAGATCATATCGAGTCTTGTTACAAGAGAGGTGAGCGCGCAAATGTTATGTTTGACGCCAACCTGAAAGACGAAGCCATACCACAGGAGAAAATAGATGTTGGGAAAACGCGTGTTTTTACTGCGAGCGCTTTGGATTTTACTATCGTTATGCGAAAACAATTTCTAATGCTTGCTAGTGAGATCATGGAGCATGGCATGGATACTGGCGTCGCTGCTGGTATGAACTGCTACGCCAAATGGACCGAGCTTTATCATCGTTTGTCTCGCGGTGGTCGTGCTTCTCGCGCTTCTGCCGGAGATCATGGCGGATATGATACCGATATGGATGGTGGAAGAATTTCCTTTGGTATGTGGGTTCTCATGCAATTGTGTAAAGATTCTGGCAATTTTTCACAAGATGATCTCCATATTCAGGAGGGTATTACTGCCGACCTACAGTTTCCACTCGTCAACATGAATGGTGATTTAATCATGCTGTTTGGTACCAACTGTTCTGGCCATGCGCTTACTCTGATTTTGAACTGTATCGTTAATTTGATTGATATGTACTATGCGTACATTGTCTCAACGGAACGTGATCCTTGTACTTTTGAAGAGTTCGTGACATTATATGTTATGGGTGATGATAATCTTTTCACCACTTCACCTGACATTGAGTTTGGGCATACTGATGTTCAGAATGCCTTGGCAGACATTGGTTTGCGGTATACTATGGCTGACAAAACTTCTGAGAGTGTTCGATATCTGCCTTTATCAAAGGTAGATTTTCTGAAACGCACTTTCAATGTTGTTTGTCCCAAGTTGGTTCTTTGTCCACTAGATGAGAAGTCGATTTTTAAAATGTTGACCACAGTGACACTTTCTAAGACTATTAGTGAGCTTGAACAAATTGGTCAAATTATCGAAGTTGCTAATCGCGAGTGGGCCATGTATGGACCAGAAATTTATGAGACACGACACAAGCAGTTATTGTCTATTGTTGAAGCCAAGCCGGATATCAGGGATTATATTCCTGGATCATTTTTTGAACGAAGCTTTGGCTACCACATATATAACATGTGTGGTGTTCTTTACCCCCGTCACCCACCCACGAGATTGGAGTGTGCTGATCTTGATTTGCCGGATCATTTGAATCCTTATGGCAAACTTGAGCGTCCTGAATTTACTTATCTCAGGCAGCAGCCGTCTCATATGAGTGTTTACCCTCTAGGGTGGGGGGATAGCGATTCGGACTAGTTCTGATAGCATGAGTGTATAGTTTTCCGCTATTATGCACTCATTATTGTACTGCGGTTTCAGTTTCCGGATCTCATACCGGGCAGGCCACGTTAGACGTGGTGTAGGTTAGGAAAGCCTACTTAACGAATTTCCTTTCAGCGATGGTTAATCACCTACGCTGTCGAATTGATGATTACTGAACAATACAATTTTAGGCATTGGGGAACGCGATATAACTCCCCCGCTGATCCTCCTCCTGCGATACAAGAATTGGAGTCAACTTCCGTGCACATAGTGCAGCCACGACGTGAAGTTGATGATTATATGTGGCAACAAGTTTATTATGAAAACAGTTTCGTGCCAACGGCTGATTTTCATACCACAGTTGAGAACGTGGCTAATCCTGACTCTGAAACTCATGTCGAGTTAAAGTCAAAATTAGATGAAACTTATGATGTGTCTGATAGCTCAGATGCCAACATTGTCAAATTTCTTGAGCGCCCTGTTGAGATTGCTGCTTCGCAGTGGTCCGTTGGTGCTCCTCAAGATTTTAGTTTTGATCCGTGGGATCTGTTTTTTCAGAATCCTGCTGTAAAAGCTAAATTGACAAACTATATGTTGGTGCGAGGTAATTTAAGAGTTACCTTTATGCTTAATGGTACTCCTCAGCATGCTGGCATTTTGCTGGCTTCCTATAATTATATGGGTGTTGTAAGAGGTGGTACCACGACTTTTGGAAGAATGATACATCAATCTCAAAAGCCGAGAGTTTTCTTAAATGCCAGTACCTCTAAGGGTGGATGTCTTTGTGTGCCGTTTCTATGGCCAGAAAACTATATCAACTTAGCTACGCGTAGCTCAATGTCTGAGACACCTGGAACAGTTACTGTTATGTCTCTATCAAACTTGACTCAGCTAAATGGTGGGACAGATCCTGTTTCTATTACCATTTTTGCTTGTCTTGATGACGTTGTGCTTACTGCTCCTACAGCGCATGCTCCTACTGCTAAGAAAGGCCCACGCATCACTAAAATCCCGAAAGAGAAGAGTGAATATGCGACTAATGGACCCGTCTCTAGCATTGCAAGTGCTGTGGCAGATGCTGCAGGCAAGTTGTCTGACACTCCTATTATTGGTAAGTTTGCTCTCGCGACCAACATCGGTGCCAAGGCGATTGGTTCTATTGCTGCTTTGTTTGGGTTTTCTAAACCTGTGGATGTTAATAATATTACACGAGTCAGAAATACTCCGCTTGATGGCCTTGCAGTCTCGGATGGGATAGAATCTATACAGAAACTCTCTCTCACGAGGAAGCAAGAGCTAACTATAGACCCACTAACTAGTGGGGCTGCTAGCAGTGAGGATACCATGTCTCTTGATCTTTGTAAAAGGATTGAGAGCTATTTCGTCACTTTCCCATGGACACACTTGGACAATCCAAAAGATTATATCTTTTCTGTTCCGGTGACCCCAAACATCTATCATGGTGTTGGGAAAGAGGTGAATCCCACGCTTTTGCACTATATGTCATTGCCTTTTGGTTATTGGTCTGGAAGCCTCAAATATCGTTTTAAAGTGATCGCATCTCAGTTTACAAGAGGTCGTTTAGCTATCATTTATGAACCAGCTACGCTTCTTAAAACTATGGATGGAGGTGTCCCTTTAGACCCTTTTAATACCAATTTTGCCATGATTGTTGATATCGCAGAAACCAGAGATTTCACTGTTGAGATCCCTTGGTTTCAATCTCGTCCATATGCGATAACATCAACGTCTATCCCAGATTGTTGGGATGTTACAGCCTCTGCAACTGGAGGGGCTTTTTCCAATGGCATTTTGGCGGTGAGAGTGTTGAATGAGTTGGCACAACCTGATGGAATTACAGACGTGCAGATTGCAGTTTTTATTTCAGCTGGCGATGATTTCGAACTTGCAAATCCTACTTTTCCTATGATGAAAAATTCTTTTCTGGCCACAGCTGATTCAACCATTGAAATGGTTGATTCTCCTGAGGATGCTCCCGAGCAACCAGAAGAAAACGTTCACCTTATTGGGGAAAAGGATGACGCAGTTCATATGAAATCTTTAGTTTTCTTTGGTGAACGTGTTGGTTCACTACGTCAGCTTGCAAAGCGTTACGTCTTTTATCGCGGTATCGGAACCGGAATGAACAATCCTGGTATCATGTCTTATAACATGAGTACTTTTCCATATTTTCGGAAATTAAAAGGAGGAGGTCCTGACACTATTGGTGCTAATACTGGATATCAGTACGCCACTAATCCTATACATTTTATTGCTGCCATGCACGCCGGTTGGCGAGGTAGCATTAGATATAAGATGTTTTGGCATACAGACATTTTCGCAACAGCTACAGTTCGTAGATATATTGGGTCTAGTACTGTTTATGGTTATGTTGGCACCACATATGATACGGCAAATTCTGAGCAAACAACTGTTGATATGTTGGTGAACTCGGAATATACCGGATCTGGCACTGCGATAACTACAAGAGACATGAAAGCTCTAGAATTTGAAATTCCTTACGCACAGCCAACCAGATTCTCAACTGTGAAATTGAGCGACCCTACTAATGTGTCGCTGTTTCATCCAATGGGAAATGCTATGAATATTGCTCTTGAGAGCAATAATCATAATACAGCAACTGGTGGTAAAGGCACAGCTGCAATTTATGTTGCCGCTGGTGAGGACTTTCAAGTTTTTGGTTTTACCGGAGCTCCTGTCTTTTACACCCCTTAAATGATCGGTGGGTCGATCAGCCTTGTCAGGGAGGTGGGAGCCCCGCATGGGAATGTGAACTAGTTTTTCAAACTTGCGTCCCCATTCGGGGATTAAAAATGCTTGTGGAATTTTTAATAGAACTCACACTTTTCACGCG